TCATGCGTACTGCTTACCCACCCACTCGCGGTAGGCACCGCTGGTTACGTTGGCCACCCAGTCCTGGTTGTCCAGGTACCAGCGCACGGTCTTGCGGATGCCGGTCTCGAAGGTTTCCGCCGGCTTCCAGCCCAGCTCGCGCTCCAGGCGCGTGGCATCGATGGCGTAGCGGCGATCATGGCCCGGACGATCCTTGACGAAGGTGATCTGCTCGCGATAGCTGCGGCCGTCGGCGCGCGGCTGCTCCTGGTCGAGGATGGCGCAGAGGGTCTCGACCACGTCGAGGTTGGCCTTTTCGTTCCAGCCGCCGACATTGTAGGTCTCGCCCAGTTGCCCGGCTTCGAGGACCCGGCGGATGGCGCTGCAATGGTCCTTGACGTAGAGCCAGTCGCGGATCTGCTGGCCGTCGCCGTAGATCGGCAGCGGCTTGCCGGCCAGGGCGTTGTGGATCACCAGTGGGATGAGCTTTTCCGGGAAGTGGTACGGGCCGTAGTTGTTCGAGCAGTTGGTGGTCAGCACCGGCAGCCCGTAGGTGTGGTGATAGGCCCGCACCAGGTGGTCGGAGGCCGCCTTGGACGCCGAGTAGGGACTGTTCGGCTCGTAGCGGTTGTTCTCGGTGAAGGCCGGATCGCTCGGTGCCAGCGAGCCATAGACTTCGTCGGTGGAGACGTGGAGGAAGCGGAATGCCGCCTTCGCTTCCGGCTCCAGCGCGCCCCAGTAGGCGCGCACTTCTTCCAGCAGGCGGAAGGTGCCGACGATGTTGGTCTGGATGAAGTCCTCGGGGCCGTGGATCGAGCGGTCCACATGAGATTCCGCGGCGAAGTTGAGGATCGCCCGCGGCTGGTGCTCGGCGAGCAGGCGGGCTACCAGCTGGCTATCGCCGATATCGCCGGCGACGAAGGTGTGCCGGGCGTCGCCGTCGAGGCTGGCGAGGTTCTGCCGGTTGCCGGCGTAGGTGAGCTTGTCGAGGCTGACCACCGGCTCGTCATGCAGGGCCAGCCAGTCGAGCACGAAATTGGCGCCGATGAAGCCGGCGCTGCCGGTCACGAGAATCGTCATGAGTCATACCTTGTTCAAGCAGTGGTTGTCCGTAGGGCTGCTTCGACACGTCCCGCCAAGGTGTACCAATCGATCGTGAAGACGACGATTAGTACGGGAAAAATGGCGATCCTGCCAACCCCAGATCTGGTAGGTGCATCTGACCCGGCATTCTATGCGAAGTGCCATCATCGGGCGGCAGGTAGGAGGATAAAACAAAAAAGCCCCGCGCGAGGCGGGGCTTTTCGGGGATTCGGCACCAGGAGTCGAAAATAGTTGTGACTATTTGATTTATAATGTTTTTTATCATTCGGTTACCTATTTCTACCCCTAAAAATATCCCCATGGATTTATCTTTATAGCAGTAGGCTCAGCCTCACGCTGTCTGTGTTCTCGAACTTCAAGCTCATCTGCCAATCCTCTATGTGGCTTATCCGAAGCCGTAGGGGTCCGCTCTGCAGTCGGCGTCCCGCGCCCAATGCAACTATTTTCAGAGTTAACAGAGAATACTGCATTACAGCTATCTGCATTGGCTCGCAGGAGAGTGAAAAGTCCACCCGCATCTAATTAGGCTGCTTGAGTGAAGATATCCCCGTCAGATTGAATAATATGTAATCGTAATTTTTTAGAGGCACAGGCGAACCGTTATTTATACTGCTTAACATTTTCAGTGAGCTTTCGAGAAAAGTTATCTTCGTCCTCAAGTGGGATTATATCAAAGGTCAGAGGTTTACTGTCCGGCTGTATCAGTGCGCCTGTATTATTTCAGTAACGGACCTTTGTAGTCGCCGCTTACTTTCATTGGCTCATGCTCTTGTTAGTGAGGCGAGAGCAATACCTCTATGTACGGCAATTACTCTCAATGTAGTTCCATCAATAGAAGAATAAACAGCGTTGCCTCGGAGCGACGGGTATGAACAATTTTATAGAGCATGGGAGACGCAATGCCAATTGCGAACAAGCTCGACCTCACCTGTCCTCCTTGTCGAAGGTTTATCCGCAGCGTCGCGAAGAGCAATTAGACATTAATAACAGGAATATTTCTCCTGCATGCTTGGCACCGAGGGTGGATGTGTGGTAAATGGTTTCTTATAGCTCAGGCGCGCTGCGAGTAAAGTGCTGCTCAGTTTTGGCAATAACCTATTTTCTACAGTAAGTTAAAATCGGATATACAGGAAGTTTTTTGATGACTACTCCAGGTGTGCTAAAATTAAAGGATATTCCTCTTGGTAGCACAGACGCTAAGAATGAGGTGCTGAGTAATAGTCCTGAAGAAATCGTACGTTTCGTTAACTCATTTGTTGTTCCGCCAGCGCTATCGATAGAAAAATTTTACGATAAGAAAAAATATTACATAGTGGGATTAAAAGGCACAGGAAAAACAGCTCTTCTGCGCTATGTCTCATTAAAGCTTGAGGAATCCGGCGACTCAGATTCAAGTTTCGTTTTGTTTAAATCAGACGTAGATGAAGACTTGAGAAAGGATTTTGCTCGCGCAGCCAGGGTTCAAGTGGTGGCAGAAAATAGTGATGCTTATGACGGCGATGATTTTGAGACCGTATGGCGTTGGTTTATCTATAGAAAAATTGCCTCTCTAATACAAGAAGGCAGCTCACCATTCCAGAATAACGAATTGCTCAATACGTTTGTTGCATTGGTCACTTCTGAAGCAGATGCTAAGGCAGAGAAATCTGGACTTATGCGATTGGTGCCTAATATCCGAAAAGGTACGGTTGAAATAAGCCAGTCGCCGAAGTTAGGTTTGGAGTTTGATTGGGATGACTCTGGTCGAGCAAAGGTTAATTTCAACGACCTCGTACGTAGAGCCGATCAAGCCTTCCAGAAATTAGAGCCTGATGCAAGACGGTTGAACGTTTTTTTTGACGAGCTCGAGCTGAATTACGCTAGCAACAAGCAGTACCAGCGTGATGCTCGCTTAGTTAGGGATCTGATTGTCTCGATTGAGCGATTGAACGCGACTTGTAAGTCGAGAGGCTATCCAATCTGCCTCTATGCAGCCATCAGATCAGAAGTCTTGAGTGCTGTGGACGCATTGGGAAAGGAAATCAATAAGCCGATTGCTGACTTCGGGTCTGTAATATCATGGAATAGACCCGGGCTTGATGCCACACAGCAGCCGCTATTGAATATTATCTGGCAGCGCATAAACAATGCGCGCGAGAAAGCAGGACTTGTAGACTTATCATCTCAAGAGTTGTGGAGTCAGTATTTCCCACGAAAAATAAATAATCAAAATCCGCAAGTCTACATTCTTCATAATTCATGGTATCGTCCTCGTGATGTAGTGCGCTTGCTAATTACTGTGCAAGACCAATATCCAGATGATGAAACTTTTTCTTTGCAAGCTCTCGAAGCTATACGCAAAGCGTATTCCACTGCATCTTGGGTAGAGCTCGCAGAAGAACTGAAGGCAAAATATAAGGCTGCTGAAGTTGAAGGGATTAAATATCTTTTCTATGGATACAAACAAATAGCTACATTTGCTGAGTTAAGTGAGAGGGCAGATCTTGTAGTGCTGGAACATGATGAAACGAAAAAGCTGCTGGAGCGAGTTTCACTTCGTGAGGTGCTAAAGGATCTTTTCCGTGTTGGAATTATAGGGAATATAGATGAGAACCATGAAAGGATGCGTTTTTCCTTCAGGGGTGATGATGAGATTCTCTTCCAGAATAAAGTCTTTGTTCATAATGCATTAAAGGCTCATTTGTCATGCTTTGGATGATCGATGCTGGCGGTCCAAGAGAATCGAAATGTATTCGGTGCTTTGTTTTTAGGTCAGTGCCGCTTAGGGAATCTATGGATTGAGATATTCTGACTGCTCTCTTTCCAAGTGATGTAGGTTTTTCAGTTCCGATAAGCCTGCGAATCGGCCGGGCGCAGAGTTCGGCCGATCTTGGTATGGAAGCTTTAAGGTGCTAGTGGCTGGCTAGTTTCCGTTTGTTGCCTGGTACTTCAGCGTTGCTCTTAATTTTTGGGTGATTAGTCTATTTCTGATTATAATGTGCGCCTTGGCGGAATTGAGAGTAATCCAGGTGCGTAAGCTTTAGGTGCTAAAGCTATTTGATATTGTTCGACTTGTCAGAATAATTAAATTGTTCTTAGTTTCTTCTTCATTAAATAGAGCGAAAGCCTTTGAGAGCAAATTGCTGAGTCACTCATGCAACGCACTCGATCAGAGGTTGAAATTCCATGTTTTTTTAAGCGGCGAACGATCAGCCGTACAGTCAGTGCGTAGTAATATCGCGTCGCCTCACTGTGTCTACATAGGCGATGTTCAAGAAACCAAGATAAGTGTTTTTTTGCCAGGCCCAAGGCGTCTCTCGCTGCCAGCGATCTGCAATCTCAGCTTGGATAAGCTTCGCCTGCCGCAAATGACGTTGCCGCGTCGCGCGCGATCCGATCAGCACGCCAGCTAAGAACAGCTCCATATCGAATGGCTTGCTCATGTCCGTCCTCCAATGTATGCCGCGACCACATCGATCCGACCGTGCCCTAGCTCACTGCTGATCTGCCTCCGAGCTTCACGATCAAGGTATCTATCTACCAGGCAACATTGGCCGCCGTTGATAGGCGCCCGGTGCTGGGTGATTTGCTCATAGCGCTCACATGCGTACGCCGCACGGAGCTCATGGAAGCCTCTGAGGTTGTGTGCATGCAGGATGGCCCGCGCGGGGCGAATGATTTCTTGCAGAACATTCAGATAGCTTTCATGTGGCGCTATTAGGTTGCTGCTACCTGTAGGCGACATCTGCCGTGCAAATCCAAGCGCACCTCGAATATGGTCATCCACCGCAATCCAACGTGGCGCTGAGGCACCCGCGCGGCCACCTTTGGTGCCATCCTGAATGTTTATCTCGCCTAGATCGTTAGCCTCACGGCTTAGCCGTGGCAGGTCAGCCAAGATGGCTTCACGCAAGCGCATGCCGGTGGCGCGCGTCAACAGAACAATCGCGGCGACCCGCTGCTGATGATCACGGCAAAGCGCATCGACAATCTGTTTAACCTGTTCGCGGTCTTGGCCTTGCGGCACCGACTGGCGAATCCCGGTGCGCTGCATGCCCAGTGCCTTGCTCGGACTTCGTAACTTCACGTACTGATCACCGCGAAGCGCCGCCATGGTCCTGTTGACGCTGGAAAGCCGATTTTGCGCGGTGCTGACGGCGAGGTCACCGCGCTCAACCGTGTCGCGCAGATATGCTGCATAGTCGGCCAACACCTTCCGATCAATCTGCCGCGCATCATTGATACCCGGCCCCTGTTCGGAACGGCACCATCTGACGAATGCCTGCCACCGATCACAGTGTGCTTTGACCGTGCCGTAATGACCGCCACCGAACGTGTCTTTCAGCGCTTGCGGGCCTGCGTAGCTCAATTGTCTGCCGTAACCGAAATTACGACCATCGCGTCTACCCACCAATGCCATGTCAGTCACCTCATCAGCCGATCTCCGATCCTCGCCCCACGTCATCCCGCCAAGAATGCTGAGTGTTATCAGGGATCAAGGCCCCTGCGACCTGTGGGGAATGTCCACTACGCGGGACTGGCGGCTCCTTACGACCGGGAGCAAGGGCATCTCATGATCTGGCCTCCTAAACACCGTTACCGGTGGGCGGGTGGAGGCAGCACTGGCTGACGAGACCAGCGCCTGAAGATTCTGAGCCGGGTGAACGCAGCAATGCGATGACCGGGGCATGCCTGACTGTCAGTCAGGTGCAGTCCATTCCCTGGTCTGCGGCACCATCATCTACATCGCTGTTGCTGGTGACATCGGCGTTTGTCACGCCGATTGTCACGAGGGGAATTGCCGCAAAGCCATGTGCGATAAGGGCTGCAGCAGTGGTAGGAGCGCCCGTCTCTTTCCAGAGAAAGAGACGGGCGCAGGTTGGCGCATACGAAATGGCCAAGCGGATAGATTGCTGCTGGGCAGGAGGGTAGGGTGGCTGCCGCAGGGGCAACGATGTTTAGTTGGCATCCATCACATGGGTAGTGACCGTACGATCTACCGGACGCGAATCGTACTTGGGGGTTGAACCACCGCGGTTGCGGCGTGACCTTTCAGGTTTCTGGCCACATTCAGCTGCCTCGGCAGCGCTTGCACCTACCGGTCTACGCTTGTGGACAATATTCGTCAAGCAAAGCGATTTCAGGTGGTTAGCGCCTGTGGATAAAACTATCCCCCGGTGGACATCAGTGGTTTTCCACAGACGATTACTGTGCCAGTCGCTTTTGATAAGGTTAGGTCCATTGAAACGGGGCGGCTACGCCGCCTCGTTTCAATGGACCCGCGTGGAGGAGCTTCATGCGGTGCTGTGGGTAACTTCACCGCGAGGTTGAGGTGGTGGTGCGGCGGGCTACTCGGTCCTTTTGGCACTGCGAAGGCGCGTGACGTTCTCGCCTGTCTGCGTGCGCTCTTCGAGGAACTCGGCCTTGTGGGTATAGGCGGCGCGCACGTTGTTGCGTTCCTTGTGGCTCATCTGGCGTTCGATCGCTATCTCTGACCACAGCCCGGACTCGACCAGCGCACTGCACGCCATGGCTCGGAACCCGTGGCCGCAGATATCCACCTTGGTGTCGTAGCCCATCGTCCTGAGCGCGGCATTCACCGTGTTCTCGGACATCGGTTTCCACGGTTTGGCATCTCCCGCGAACACCAGCTCGAATTTGCCGGTGATCGCGTGGATCTGCTCAAGCAAGTCCACGGCCTGCGGCGATAAAGGTACAACGTGAATGTCCCCGGCCATCTTTGTACCCCTTGTGGAAAAGGGCACGCCGTCCAGCGCCGGGCGGGTATCGGGGATCTCCCAGATACCTCGCTTTAGGTCGAATTCATTCCAGCGGGCGAAGCGCAGTTCGCTGGAGCGTACGAATACATGCAACGACAGCATCACCGTGAGGCGCGTGAGCGGGCGACCTCTGTAGTCCTCAATGCATGCCAGTAGCTCTGGCAGCCGCGATAAGGGTAGTGCGAGTCGGTGAGTTACCCGTGGTGTCTTGATCGAGCCATCGAGGTCGTGAGCCGGGTTCGCCGTGATCAGTCGCAGCCGTTTGGCTTCACGCATGATGCTTTGCAGGTAGTTCTTGATCCTGAGCGCCACGTCGATGGTGCCGCGCTTCGTCACGGCTTCCAGTGGCTGCATGAGATCGTGGGTGTCCAACTCAACGATTGCCCTGGCACCAAGCAAAGGGAATACGTGAGTCTTCAACCGGCTGAGCACAGTCTTGGCGTGGCCGGGCGCCCACTTCGGCACCATGCTCGCATGCCAGTCGAGCGCAACGCTTTCGAAGGTGTGGCCGTTGATCACGGCTTGGGTCTTGGTTTGTTGCTTGTACTGGATGGGGTCTATGCCATTGGCGAGCTGCTGCTTGATCTCGAAGCGCTTGCGGCGTGCGTCGCCCAGCCCGACCACCGGATAGCTGCCGAGGGCGGTCAGGCCTTCGCGGCCATCGGGTTTCACTTACCTGAGTCGCCAGCCTTTGCGGCCGTTGGGTTGCACAAGCAGGTAAAGACCGTTGCCGTCGAAGAGCTTGTACTCGCGCTCTCTGGGCTTTGCCGTGCGACAGGTGGTGTCTGTAAGCGGGGCAGTGGTGCGGGCCATAAGGGTAGTCTCCGATATCGAAACGGACCTCTATCCTTAGAACTACCCTTATTAGCGCTGGCTACCCTCGGAATCCGACGGAACGCCAAAACGAGAAAACCCGCCAGAAGGCGGGTTTTTCGGGGGTTCCAGAGATTTGAAAGCTTTCTATGGAACCTTGAATGGTGCCGGCACCAGGAGTCGAACCCGGGACCTACTGATTACAAGAAAAGCATTTTCGGCTTTTATGTCAGTAACTTAGGTTCTGGCTTGTTACGCATTGGTAGCGCTGGCGACCGGATTCCTTGCGGAGCCCGGCGCGCTTGTTACGCAGGTTTCGGGAGTGATCAGAGGGCGGAGGGAGCGACCTTCGGGACGCTCAGGTCGTAGATGTCGAGCATGGACTCGTCGCGGTGGCCACTGGCTTCCTGCTTGTCGGCCCTGGTGCCGGGGGTGTCGGTGATGCCGCGGCGCTTGAGGTCGTGCAGACCGAAGCGCTGCTCGGCGGTGATGACGCCCGCGGTGATGGCGTTGCGGATGAAACGGTTCCAGGCAGTGTCCAGGCCAGACTTGCCCAGTGGCCCGCCGTGCTCGGCGGTGATGATGAAGCGCTTCTCGGGGTTGACCGGCACGGCCGTGCCCCGGGCTTTCCATACCTGGGCGCGGCGAGCCTTGGCGGCGTCCCAGGCAGCGCGCAGGCGCGGCGTCCAGGTGACGACGTTGTCGCGGCTGCCCTTGCGCCGGTTGGTGAGCACGCCCTCGGCCAGCTCGTTGGCGTCGGTCAGGGTGACGACCTCGATGCCGCGCAGCCGGCACAGGTAGGCCAGCTCCATGACGTAGCCCAGGTGCGGCGGCACCGCGTCCTTCTGCCCGCGTTTCAACTGGCCCAGCTCGCGGGCACGGTCGATCAGACGCTGCATCACTTCATGGGAAGGCAGGCGGCGCTGCTTGCGCTCGACCGGCGCCTCGATGCCCATGGCCGGGTTGTTGTCCAGGTAGCCGCGGTTGCGGCCCCACTGCATCACCAGGCGCAAGTACCGTAGTGCATGGGCGGCCTTCGACGGCGTTCCCTCGTCGGCGATCCGGTCAATGATCCGCTGGATCAGCGCAGGGGTGAACTTGCGCACGGCCAATTCGCCGAGAGGCTTACCAAGCTTGGTGGGGATGTTGACCAGGACGTCGCGCGACCAGCTGTAGCTGTCCTGGGTCTTCGGCGCGAGCCGCTTGAACTTGGCGCTGTCGTGGTACTGCTCGCACAGGTGGTTCAGGCTCTCGCGATCGATGCCGTTGCGGACTTCCATGATCTTGTGCAGCTCGGCCAGTGTGGCAGAACTGCTGGCGATGTTCTGCCGGTGCTGCCGGCCGGCCTCATCGCGGTGCAGGGTGTACCAGGTACCTTTGCCGCGGTGGTCAAAGAAAACGGCCGCTGGGATAGCGGCCTGGTCGATGTGCGGGGGGATGTTGGGATTGTGCTTCCTGGATCGCCTCATAGAATCTCGACGCCGTACTGCTCCTGAGTCGCCGGCTGCAGCCCGCCGGCCTGGTTAATCAGCTCCACGGTGGTCCAGGGGCCTGCGCGGCCCCGGAAAGTTCGGATGCCCTGCTCGTGCAGGGCTCGCTCCACGTCGGCCCGCCGGACGTAGCCGGTGATACGCTTGAGGTCGTCGAAGGTCAGCACGCTGGAAGTTTCGGTCATGGACTGCCCCCAAGTGTACTGCCGGAGGCAGGTGACCATCGCCGAGAATCGCCGCTCCGGTATTCTTGGCGCATGCCGTTATTCATCCGGCCCCCTCTGCCACTCATGGCGGCTACCCCACTGCCTGCGCATTTCCTCGATCAGCCGGGTGACGGCCTCCTCGCCGCGCTTTTTGTAAAGGGTCTCTTTCAGCTCGACGACTTTCTCCGGCGTGGTGTACCCACGCCGGAGCCAGTACCGGGCTTCGCATGCCAGCAGGTGCTGGCGGTTGGCCCGATCAGTCATTGCGCTACCTCAACTTCGAAGAACCCCAGTTGGCCCTTCATGGGCTGGAACGGCAGTGGCCTGGCGTCAGCCAGTTCGAACCCGTATCGGCCGAAGAACCACAGTGAGTTGCTGCGATCGACGCAGCCGATGATGCTGGCCTCGCCGACTATCCCGCCGCGCTCCAGTTCGTGCGGCGCTGGGATGGTCACGCCGTTGTACGCGGCGAAGTCGTGGGCCTCCTCGTACTCGTCGCGTGTCATGCCCTTGGCTGCGTGGATCAGAAAGCGGCCGCGGAAGTTGGTCGCCCAGTCGCGGTTCTCGATGTCCTTGTGGCCATTGGCGACCAGCCAGGCCCATGGTTGGCGAATGCTCAGTGCTTTCACGGTTGCTTCCCCCTTGAGTGTGCTTCCATGGACGTGGAAAGGGAGGAGGCTGGTTGCGAAGCAGCTTGCGCGCTGCTCTTCAACATGAAGAACACAGTCAGGACAACCAGAATTGCCAGCGAGAAATTCAGCAAGCTGCGCGGGCTGTCCAGCATCTTCAGCAATTCGTGCATGCCGTTCACCTCAGCGACTTTCAGCGGGTTGTGAAACGCTCAGCGCCACCGCCACGTTGCGCACCCAGATTGGGGTGTTGCTGAGCCTGAAGGTCTCGCCCTGCTCGGCCAGCAGCAGGGTGGTGCCCATGACATCAGCGATGGCCTCAGCGGCGTGTGGCGGCACGGCATTGCCGATGCGCTCGCTCCAGTCCTTGTCGCTCATACCGTCGAGCACCAGGTATTCCTCGGGTTCGACCAGGCTCTGTAGGGCTGCCTTTTCCAGCGTGGTGAAGGGGCGGTGCCAGGTGCCGTCGAGGCTGCGGATAATGCAGGTCAGGCGTTCGTCCGCTGCTGGGATGCGTGGGTCAGCGACGCTGAATCGGCCGCTGTCGTAGCGGGAGCTGGCCGCGATGGCGCCGGAATGCTGGTTGAAGCCGATCACCCCGTAGTGACCGCCGGTCAGGTAGTTGTCGCCCTTGTCGCGGTGCAGGATGCGCGGGTCGGCCACCGACCGCTGGCCGCCCTGGACGCCCTTGCCGCCGGCGATGATGGTGCCGGCAGGTTGGTCGTAGCGGATCACCCGATAGTTGCCGCTGTGGCGGTTCCAGTTGGGGCGCGGGTCGGCGACGCTGAAGGTGCCTTGGCCTGGCATCGTTTGCCCGGGGATAGTCGGCGCTGACTCGGCCCAGCGGATCACCCCGAACTGCTGGCCGTGGTTCCAGTTCGAAGCCTGACGGTAGCGCGGGTCGGCGACCGAGAACGCACCGTTGGTAGGGCCGGAACGGCCGGCGATAGTGCCGGCAGTGTCGTCCCACCCATGCACCCCCATGTAGCCGGAGCGGTACTCCGGCACGATTACCAGGTCGCGCAGGTGGCCATCCTCGATCGCCAGCTCGTTCAGGCTGCGCCAGTCGCTGCCGGCGCGTACCAGGGCGAGCCGCACCCAGGTCCGCCACTGCAACGACGGCACTCGGTGCATCGGGCCCGCGGCCTCGATGTTGCCGGGCAGCGGCATACGGGCGAGGATGTCGCCGACGGCGCGCAGGCTCTTCTTCTCCGGCTCGTACAGGAAGGCTGGGACCTTCTCGATGTTCCGGGCCACCAGCAGGAAGCGCTTGCGGCTCTGCGCCAGCCCTCCCAACTCGCCGCAGTCGTGGGTGGTTTCGGCGTTGGCGAAGCCGTAGTGGCCGAGCAACTGGCCGATCTGGTCGAGCAGGTGCCGGCCACGGGTTGCCAGGCGTGGGACATTCTCGAAGGCGATCAGCGGCACCGGGTCATTCGCCCAGGCTTCGCCCATCAGCCAGATGCAGCGCAGGGTCAGTTCGTTGAGGGCCTGGTAGCGGGGAGTTTTCGCCTTTTCCTCGGACAGCAGGCCGCTCGCGCCCTTGCAGGGGCTGGAAATGAACACGCAATCCGGTCTTTTGCCGCCGGCGGCGCGGCGGATGTCCTCTGGAGTTGCCTCCCGCCAACCGGCGGGCGGCTCCTTTCCATGGAAGCGGATGTATTGGTCGCGGGTGAACAGGTCCAGCTGGGTGCCTGGTACGCCAGCCAGTTTGGCGAAATCGCGCAATACGCCCGCATCGACGTCGATGCCACCGAGACATTCCCATTGCGCTTCGACATTGCCGACGCGCGGTCGCGAGCGGTTGAAGCCCTTGGCGCCGCCGCCGAGGCCACAGCAGAAGTGAAAGTGGTAGAGGGTGCGCTTAAGCATGCCGCCGCCCTCCCTGCGCCTTCCTGGCCGACAGGTTGGCCATGTAGCTGGCCCACTCGACCGCCTTCGCCTGTTGGCGAATCCGGCTGCAGCGCTGGTGCTTGCCGGTGGAACGCGCGTTGCCGCAGATGTCGCAGGTGCTTGGAAGGTCCAGCCGCTTGCTGGCCATCGCTGGACGAGTGCGGGTGGCCGACGTGGCTGTGCTAGCCTTGGCGCTGCCGCCTTGAGGCTGATTCGCTTGCATGGTGTCTCTCCTTTGGGGTGGTTGGCGCCAGGGAGTTGCCGCTCCCTGGCGCCTCTTCTTCAACGCCGCGCGGGGTGCTCGCGCAGTTCCTGACAGCTGATGCAGCATTCGCAGCCCGGGGCGGCCTGGCGGCGGGCCTCGGGTATCTGCTCGCCGCAGTCCTCGCACCAGAGGGCGCTGGGCGCCAGGCGGGTGTTCGTCCGCTGGGCCAGGGCGGCCTGGATCATGTTCTCGGCCCGTTCGTTGGCTTGGTCGATCACATCCACAGTTAGTCTCCCTATGCCGGCAGCGATGCTGCGGCCCAGCGTTTGCGCAGGTCCTGCCAGATCGCGTCGCCGTCCTCGAAGTACTCATGCACTTCCTGTTTCGGGGCGTAGTCCATGCGCAGCACGGACAGGCACGCATCGAACAGCGCTGGGTCGAGGCCGCGCAGCTCGGTGAGGTCGAAGCGGTGAGCCTGGCCGTTGTACAGGCCGAGCAGGAACCGACCGATCACGCCGCTCTGGCCGCTGTCGCGCTGGGCGATCGGCAGCAGGCGTTTCAGCGCGGTGAGGCCGGCTACCTCGTTCTCCTGCTGCCTAGTCTGGAAGTCGTGGATCAGTTGCAGATAGTCGTGGGGGAGGGGTTGCATGGTGTCTCTCCTTTGGGGTTGCAGTTCCGGCGTTGCCGCGCCGGTCAGGCTTGGAAAATCCAGCACTTGACGGTGCTGGGTCGGTTGGTGAAAGGGTTCTGGCGGGCATGTGCCGCGCGCACTGCGCTGTCGACGGCCTTGTATTCGATGAATTTGTGCCGGCGGGACTCTTTCAGCAGGTCGCGCAGGGTTGCCGCGTCGGCCACCTTCTGGCGGTGGTCGGCGGCCAGCTTCACGAACTCGTTGAGGTTGATGGCGATGGTTCCGGGGTTCTTGCTGTGGTTGAGCACCGGCTCTTCGCTGAGGTTTTCGAGGTAGTCGTAGACCTCCCAGAACTCGGCCACCTCGGGCGCGTCGGCGTTGACGGCGTCCTGGCGCTCCAGGGCCATCGTCATCAGGGTCTGCTGAGCGCAGGCGAGCTGGTGCTCGGACAGCGGCACCACCAGGCGCAATGCGTCGACCAGGGCCATCATCTGCGCGTGGTTGAGTATCAGCCGCTCGATACGAATCTGCTTCAGACCGCGCAGCGTCGCGCTGTGAACCTTCAGCCGCTCGCGGAAGCACTCCAGCACACGGGCCTCCGCGCGGATGGCCATCAGCAGGAAGTGGCTGACCTCGAGCACGTCCAGGTGGTTGAGGTTGTCGGCCGCGGCCTGGCTCTCGCGGGTAATCTCCGGGCGAATGAAGTGCAGCTTCACGATACGGGTCATGATCGCTTCGGAGGCCTGCACCGTGGCGTTCTGGCTCATCACCAGGGTGCCGCGGAAGGGTGGCTCGTAGGTCTCGTTGCCGGCGGTCTTCTGGCCGGTCACGCCCAGCGCGCGGCCGTTGAACAGCGGCTTGAACTCGTCCCAGTCGAATGACTTGGCGGCGCCGCCGGCGCGGCTGTTGTCGCTGCGGTCGGCCTCGAGCATGACCATGGGCATGTTCGACAGCTGGGTCAGCCAGCGGCGCAGGCCCGCCTTGGTCATCTTCGACGGGTCCTGGCCTTCCTCGTCCGCCCGGCCGAGCAGCTTCCATAGGAAGGTGATCAGCGTGGACTTGCCGGCACCGGCCTCGCCGGTGGCCTCGAGGAACGGAAAGGACTGGAACTCGGCGCGGATCTGCTCCGCGAACAGCGAGCCGAACCAGAACGCCAGCGCCACCAGGCCCTTGGCGCCGAAGCAGGTCCACAGCCAGTCCAGCCACTCCGGGCGGTAGTCCTTGGCGTCGGTGGCGATCTGCAGCTTGATCGAGCGCTGCAGGGTCTTCAGGCGCAGTTTCTGGAACTCGAAGAAGTCTTCGGCGTTGGCCTTTTCGATCACGCCACCGCGCACCGCCACGTCGCCCAGGACGTAGCAGGCATGCTCCCGGCTGTAGCCCAGGTAATCGATGGTGGCCACCGTCTTCAGGCCGGTGAGTTGCAGCTTCATGATCTGGTCGAGCTGCGCGCCGCTGCCGGTGAATATCGCCCCGGCCGCCACGCCGAGCAGGCGCTTCTTGAACTCGCTGGCCGCCGCGACCTGGGCGCTGGTGAAGGTGTTCTTCACGCTCTCGTCGTCGGGGCGATCGATGCGGAAGTAGTACCAGCTCTCGTCTGTGACCTCGTTGCGCTGGAAGTACAGGGCCTGGGGGAAGCAGTTGGCGATTTCCACGACGCCGCCGGCTTGCTGCAGGGCCTTGTCGCGCATCTGTTTCTGGTTCAGCAATTGGTCGTCGTGGTTGTCGCTGTCCTCCAGGCTTTGCATGGCCTTGTTGAACTTCTCGATATCCAGCTTGAACCAGTAGAGGCGGTTGGCGAAGCGGAAGTGGAATTCACCGCGCTTGCCCCAGTCGTACATCAGCAGGGCCTTCTCGGCGGCACTCTCGGCGATCAGCAGCGCGCCCTCATGACGCGCGGTCTTGAGGTCTTTCTCGATCTGCACGACGCGCTCGGCCGCGTCATCGATGAACATCCAGCGCTGGTGCAGGTCGTTCCAGTCGAATTTGCGGTTGTTGCGCTGCGGTAGTTGGGCCGCTCCGCAGACGTAGCCCAGGGCACGCGCCTCGGTCACCCAGCGCCGGGTGTACCTGTGGGCGCCGGGTTCGTTGTCCAGCGCCCAGATCAGTTTCGGCAGCTTGCCGCCACGGGCTGTCGCGAGTTCGCGCAAGGACTGCTCGGGGAAGGCGTTGGAACTCATGGCCGACACGGCGTCAATGCCGTGGTGCAGCAGCGCGATGGCGTCGAAGATACCTTCGACGATCCACAGCTCCTTCACCTCCTGCAGGTCGACGCTGGGTGGGCACCACCAGACGCCGCGCGGGCTGTCGCCCGGCTTGAAGCGCGCCTTCTTCTTGCCGAAGCGGCTCGGGCGATCGATCAGGCGTTCCCAGTAGCCGCCTTTCTTCAGCGGGAAGCGTACTGTCGCGCTACCGATCTCAAGGTCGCGGTCCCAGTAGTTTTCCTGGCTGTACCAGCCATCGATCAGCGTCAAGTCGAAGCCGCGGGCATGTGCCAGGTACGCCTGGGCCGAGGCGGCGGGTTCCTTGTCGGTGGCCGGCGCTCGCTTGCTCCAGTCGTCGAAGAGCTCCGGGTAGATTTCCTTGATGTGCCAGGTGTCGCCGCACTTGCCGCGCCCGCAGCGGATGAACCAGGGGCTGTCGACCAGGGTGTAGAGCTCCTTTTTGCCGCACGTCGGGCACTCGCCCTTGCGCATGTACTTCGTGCCCTTGATCGGCGTCAGGCCGTACTGATCCTGCAGGCGGCGCAGCACGTCGGCCTTGAGTTCGCGGTCCATTTCCTTCATGCGCGCCCCCGAATCTGCTTGCGCAGTTCGCGGATGGTCCGGCAGATGCCGGCAATGTGTGGGCGGTCCTCGAGGATGCGCTTGCCGCGTAGACCCTGCGGCGTATAGCGGTAGCGATCGTCGTACCAGCACTCGGCCATGGCGGCTTCGTACTGGCTGACCAGCCAGAGCAGGTACTTCTCAGCCTGGTTCTGGTCGACTTCGACGGTGATTGAAATGTGGCCGCTCATGGCGGTGATACCTCGAATTCTGGGCGTAACTTCCCCAAACCCACGGCAGTGGGTAGGGCGTGTTTCAGGGATTACTGGGTGTGCTGGGGGCGCTGTTTGAGCAGGTGCGCGGGCAGATAGCGGGCCGGGATCGGGAAGCGGCAGTGATTGCGGGTGTCGATCAGGTAAACCACCTCGTCGTCTCCCTGGCCCCAGTCGATACCCAGCCAGATAGGATCTGGCCCCGCGAAGACTTCATTCCACGCGCGCTGGGCGAGTTGCTCGGCCATGAACTGGGGAACCTCGAGGCCTTTGGCCAAATGGTTGACACAGGCATCGAACAACCGGTCGGAGCCGGAGGACAGATACTGGTTGGCGTTGGCCTGCAGGTACGCTGCGGCGGCTTGCTGCATGGTGCTGCGGTAGTCGTTGGTGCCGTTCATTGCATGCACTCCATGTGGTCCAGCAGGTCCAACTGGTTGGTTGCGGCCGCGAGGTCGCGGCGTGCCAGTTGACGGGTTTTCGAAGGCGCCATGGGGAGCACCAGCAGTGGCCGCTCGAGGCCCGAGGGGCTGAGCTGGTAGTCCCAGCTCAGGGAGCCGGTGAAGGTGGCGCCGCAGAGCGCGTTTGTGCATTGCGCGTACATCGAGCGGAAGCACGGGGTTTGGCCCTCGGAGGAGCGGATCCGCATCCGGCTGTGGCAGCAGGGGCAGACAAGCTTGTAGACGCTCATGACTACAGGGCCTCCATGAGCTCGAAGGCGATGTTCAATGGCGTAAGAGCGTCACCTATTGCGATGCGGATATCGCTGTCTGCCAGCGTTCCCTTGGCGGTACGGACTGTTTCCCTTAGCGTGTCTAGCCGCTGCTGAGCACAGTCCAGTACGCTGAGCAGTTCTTCTCTAGCTTGGTCGTTGAGGTTTGCCATGGGTCATCACTCTGAAAAGGACGTACAGCGCTTGATCGAGCGGTTGCAGGAGCGCCACGACAAACTGGTCAAAGTCATGACCGGGCGCTCGACACAAACGCATACTGCGTCGGGTAGCTTTCCAGCGTTGGCGGTGAACGCAGAAGACATCCGTTTTGCCGTGGATGATCTGGCCACCGCTCTCAAGGAAATTCGCTCCCGGCTGGGAAAGGGCTGAGACCGTCTCACCGGAGACTTCCTTCACTGTGAAGAGCGACCACTGCCAGCACCTCGCCATGGCGCTCGGCCATGTAGCTGGCATGGGCTGCAAGGATGGCTTTGGCCTCGGCGTCTTCGATCACCCCGTCTTCCAATGCCTTGGCGATGATCAGGTCCACTGCCCCCCGCTTGATTGATGCACGCACCGAGCGGCTGTACAGCGTGAGGTTGTCCAGTGTCTCCGGTTGGCTCAGCGCTACGAACATGCCGCTATACAACTGCGCAATGTATTCGGGAAAGAAGGTGGTTCCGGCCTCCTGCTCGAGCAAGCGCAACTGGTCGTCGCTGAGCGGCTTGCTGCCGGCGTTCTCGTAGGCGTGGTTGTCAAACTTCTTCAGGTCGAGGCCCAGGCGGGCAGCGGCGCATTCGCGACCGCCGGGGTAGGCGCCGATGATCGCGCTGACCACCTGGCGCCGCGTTTCTAGGAGCGGGCGTTTCATCTTCTGGTGTCTCCCCAGGGCGGCGGTCATTACTGTTCGGTTGCGGGCTGGCGAATGCCGGGGACGACATCGGCACCTATCTCTTCAGATAGGTCCTTCAGAATCGCGTAGGCGAGGCGACCGTTGGGCAAACGTTCCGCTCCTGCCCACCGAGCCACCACTTGGGTGACATTGCGCGGCTCGTAGCCGCGAGCCAGGGCGAACTTTCGGTAGCTGCTGCCCTTTTCGACGAGACGTGCACGGATCTGATTAGGGGTCATAGATCGAGTGTTCCCATATAGATAAGATGTACCCACTCGGACATATGTTAGGCACCCATTTGGAAATGTCAACAGATAAGAATGCACAAACGGAAACTTCCGTTCGGCTGCGAGCGGCTCTGGAGGCCAAGGGGCTTTCGATCAAGGAGGCTGCGGAGGCGTGCGAGATACCTTACAGATCGTTCCAGAACTACACCCTGGGGCTGCGGGAGCCAAACGCCGAGGCCTTGGGAACGATAAGTTCTCGATTGGGTATTTCTGTTGACTGGCTGCTTACAGGGGATGGTCAGATGCTCAGAGGCGCATCTGTGAAAGTGGCTCATGACGGGGCAGAGAACCCACGCGAGCAGGCCCTGCTGGCACTCTGGCGCGAACTGGACGAGGGCGAGCAGCGAGAAATACAGCTTGCTGCTGAGGAAAAGAAACGTCTGAAGATTCTGGAGCAGCGCCTCGCGGAGCTGGAGGCCGTTGTCGCTGATGCCAAAAGGCTGGCATAGTCTGTTCCCATAGAGAACAGATGGCAGGCCAGGGAATGGACGAAGAGTTCCGCTGTGAAATCTTCAAGAACGCCAAGCAGCTGCACGGCGTGTTCTATCTGGGTCGGTATGGCTATGTAGTGGAGGAAGTGCTCGAAATGGAGCGCTTCCTCCATGCGTTAGCCTCTGAGAAGCGCGAACGCAACGTGCTCAGCCTGTTGCATCACGACCCTAATGCATCTTTCTACGATAACGAGACCGTCGAAGGCCTCTCGGCTGATGGCCCCGATGGTGTGTGCCTGAACCGCGTTGCCGCCGATCATCTTTTCCAGTTTCACTTGTTTGGGGCCGCTGGGCAGATGGTTCCTTTCGCTGATGTACCTCTTAAATCTTGCGGCGACTTTGCCGGTACGCCATAGGAGGCATTAATGGCACCTAAAGAAAAAACGAAGAAACGCCCGTTCTACTATCGTCGAGCTAAATGGGATGAGATGAATAAAGAACCTTCCCTTGAGAAAATACTTACGATTTGCCACGAAGAGCTAAGCACTGTTGGTGATCGTACTTTTCTCTCTGGCGAAGGAGAAATTCGTGGCGCTGATGCGGATCCTCGTCCGGGAGAAGGGCTTTTTCTGCATATAGCCAGTTATGTGCCGGACGAACAGACCACCACAATTGAAAAGAGTAAGCGTGTAAAGCGTTCAAAGCTACATGCCGAAGCTGCATCGGCCGGTCGCGATTTTCTCAGTGGCGACATTTTTGCACTAGTGAAAGATAATCATCTCATTTTGTGCCCGTCTGGCGTACGTGAGAGTGTTGTTCATTCTTATATTTACAATGTGTTAAAAAAATGCAAGTACTCCAAGATGCTGGCTTCGTTTGACTTGGAGAAAATCGCTAAGGCAAGCAAGTTGGCTATGGTTGCTACGGAGGGAGTGAAGTCAATAGAGCTAGGAGCATCTCTTTACGATGCTAGTATTTCTGAAATGAATGTATCTAAGAGGAAGGCTTCTCAGAAAAAGATTGACGAGTTGCTCAAAAAAGCGGCGGAACTATTTGAAGATATGTTTGCCAAAGACCCCAATCTGAAGGAGATCAAAGAACAGGAAAATCTTAATATAAAGATATCGCTCAACTTTGACGGTCGTGAGGCCAGACGTAAGGGCAAGCCGGTAGGCTTTGGTGAAATCGGCAAGAGCCGTCTGAAGAAGACATCGGAAGAAATAATCAAAGAGTACGAGGATAAGGAATACCTCGGGTTTGATGAAGATGGATTCAAAATTGTAACTATGGCTGGGAATGTAATTACCCCTACCGAAATTCGAGTATCTGACAGCTATCATGTTAAAGTTTTTGGTAAGTCGATTGATAAGTCGGATACGTTTGATAAACTGAAGGGGTACTACGATAGGCTTAAAAGTAGTGGTGTACTGGCTCAGTGAAAAAACAACTGGATTGGTCAAGAATTCGCTTCTTCTGTTACGCAGCTATTTTAAGCTGTGAGGGCGCTTTTTTGGCCAAGCCGTTGATGTTGGAGAACTCGGAGGCACTGAGTGTAATTGTAACCGCCTATTCTATTCTTGCTGGTTTTCTTGTTGGCATAATAACGATGATTGGTGATCCGAAGTCGCTGCCTTCTGGGTCATGGCAAGTGGCGAGATTGAGTAGCGAAATTATTTACCGACGCCTTAAGCGTCATAAATTTCTATTTACTGCGTATCTTGCAACTATTGCTCTGATATTTCTGTCAATTCTGCTAAAGAAAAATAACTCAGATATAAATGACTTTGTCGAGTATATTTACCTCTTTCTGGCGATATTCTGTTTTTTGTACTCATTGAAACTGCCTTCAACTCTTATGCAGCTACAAGAAGAACGCATAGAAGAAGAGATCAGGGCAAGGCGAAAATTAGAAGGCATAGAAGATTAGGTAAAAATCAGATCAATCTTTATTAGTCATATCTGCGATTTCTGTAGCCGCTTCCATTCTCGATCGACAGCCCGCTTCGCACTGGCCTTGGTGCTGTACAAGTAGCGCAGGCGGCGCGGTTTGCTCTGATCTCCTGCGGTGATGGTCTTCTCCGTCCCGCTCTTCTCGTCGCGGTAGTAGGCGATGATGCCGGTGTAGTCGCCGCCGGTGTCGTCGGACAAGTCGCTGACTAGGTCCTCGGGCAGCTTGCTTTCCAGCTCCAGGCTGGTGATGTAGCCGCCGTCGGCGCTGAGGCTGTGCTGCACATTGCCGCCGTACCAGATGATCGCATCGATCTCCGTCTTCACGCCCTGCAGGGTGTAGGTCAGTTCCGGGATCAGGTCCGGCCGGCCCTTGGCGAGCACGTAGCTGAGCGTGGCGCTGCCACGCTGTAGGCGGTTCCACTCGGCGCGGGCGGCGCGCAGGGCGCTCTGGCGGTCGCTGTAGGTGTGGCGCAGGTCCTTGAGGTTGTCGCCCTTGGCACCGGCGATGGCCTCTTGCTTCTTCGCGCTGTTCACGTCGTAGAAGTACGCGCGCACGCCGTCGTAGCTGTCGTGGTCGGCCTGCAGGTAGCGGTGCTGGTCGCCATCCTGGCGGGTGAGGTTGATGTGCGGCAGCGCCAGGCCGCTGGCAGTCTTGCCGCCGCCGGCCGGCAGGCAGAGCAGGCAGCCGGCTTTCACGGTGGCCACCGCATCGAAGTCCTCGCCCAGGCGGGTCAGCAAGTTGGCGTCGGACTCGTTGGCCTGGTCCAGCTGCAGGATCGGCAGGCCCGCCAGCGCCGGCGCGAGCACCGGCTTCAGGTTGTTGCCGAGGGCGATGTCGGTGAGTACGTCGCCCAGCGTCTTCGGGCTGCTCCAACTGCGCTCGCGCTTGACCTTCAGGCCCTTGCGTAGATCCGCCGAGCGGGCACGGATGCTGAGCACGTCCGGCGCGCCGCTGTGCTCGGTTTCGTCGACGGTGTAGGTGCCCTTGTCGACCAGTCCGCTGTCACTCCAGCCCAGCCAGAGGTGCAGCACGGCGCCGCGCGGGGGGATCGCGAGCAGCCCGTCATGATCGCTGAGTGTCACGCTCAACTGATCGGCCTCGAGGCCGCGATTGTCGGTCAGGTCCAGGGCGATCAGTCGTGGGCTGATGAGCTGGGCGATGTCGTTGCCGTCGACCGTGAGCCGGAACACCGGTACCGGGTAGCCGGCGTCGCGCTGCAGCTGGTCGACGGCGCTGGTCAGATAGCCCGTCACGCGGGCGAGGGCGGCATCGATCACAGGATGCGTCTCAGCAGGTTGCCAGCGGTACCGAGGACCGAGCCGAGCAGATCGGTACGACCGTCGTCGATGCGCTTGAGCTCGAGGGAGAACTCGATCCGCCGCGGGGTGCCGTCGGCGAAGAAGAGTGTCCGGGTCTCGGTGACGCGCTCGATCACCCATAGGCCGTAGATGCGTCCGGTGCCCTCGACCATGGGCCAGGCCGACCCGGTGTCAGCCATCTGCCGCAGCACGTCCAGGCTCAACGCGCTGCCGGCCAGCTCCGGCAGCAGCACGCCGGGCAGGGTGATCGTGTCGTCGCCGCGACCGACGAACTGGCGCGCCGGCTGGGCACCGATGCGGCTGCTGCTGGCGTGTCGCCACTCGGTCTGCCGCTGGAACTCTTGGTAGGCCAGCGTGTGCAGGCTGAAGACGAACATCCCGAGGGACAGCATCATGTGGTTACTCCCGGTCCTGCAGACGGGCGCGCAGGCGCGCCGCCTTGTTGCGTTCGCGCTCGTCCAGCAGTTGGCTGAGCGTGCGTTTCAGGTCTGCGGTGTCGCTGCCCGCGCCGGCCTGGATGGTGATGTAGTAGGTGTCGCCGCCAATGCTGATTGCCGCTGGCGCCGAGCTGACCGGGGGACGGTTGTCGATGGTGATGGCCTGCGCCGGGGCGCTGGCGCCGAGCACCAGGGCACCGATGGCGCCGGCGCTCTTGCCCAGGTCGCCCAGCATGGCCAGCAACGGCTGGTCGAACATCGGCGAGCGTTGGCGCTGGGCCGCGACCAGTTCGGTCACCACTGCCGGCGGGGTGATCGTAGAGCGGGTGCCTCGGGTCAACTCACTGTCCAGGCCGGCGACAGCCTGGCGGCCTGCGTTGACCAGGCCCTGTCCGATACGTGCAATCACGCCCAGCGGGCCGGCCTGCCCGGCGCCGAGGCCCTGGGCCAGGCCAGCCATGGTGAACCCGCCCAGGTCGGCGAACACCCGCGACGGTGAATGGATGCCAAGCTTGGCCTTGAACCAGTCGATCGCGGCGCCGCCGACGCGCTGGACCGCGCGCTTGATCTGCCCGATGCCGGCGAGCAGGCCGTTCACCAGGCCTTGGACGATCATGTTGCCGAAATCGGTGAAGCGTGCCGGTAGGTCGATGCCCAGGTAGCCCAGGACGCCGGAGAACGCACGGTAGATCAGACCGAGGGGGCTGAAATTCATCAGGGTTGAAAGAATGCCCCCGATGCCGCCGTCGAAACCTGCCTTGATCTCTTCCCACAGCCCCAGCAGGTACGCCTTGACGGCGTCCCAGTTGCGATAGATCAGGTACGCGGCGCCGGCCAGCACCGCCACGACGGCGGCAATTGCCAGGACCACCGGGTTGGCGGCCAGGCCCCACAGCGCGATGCTCACGACGCGCAAGGCGGTCACCAGCGGGCCGATCAACAGGCCTGCCAGCATGCGGATCGGTGCGAACAGCAGTTTCAGCAGGCCGATCAGACCGGGCAGGCGAATGCCGATGGTGCCGAGCATGAAGCGGACCGCGATCATCGGGCCGAGGATGCCGGCGAGGGTGATTGCCAGGCTGCCGACGGTGGCCATCAGCGCCGAGAACGCGGCGACGGTGATGACGATGCCCTTGCTGACTTGCGGGTTGGCCTTCAGGAACTCGCCGACGTTGTGCAGCAAGTGACTGATGTCCTTGGCGAGTTCGCGCAGCCAGGGGCTGTTCTTGTCGAACAGCTCGACCGAAATGTTTTCCAAGGCGGCATGCAGCATGGTCATGTCGCCCTTGAGGTTGTCCAACTGGGTGGACGCGACCCGGGCAGCCTCGCCCTCGGAGTTATCCAGGCTGCCACGCATCGATTGGAACTGGCCGCTTTCCACCGCTCGCATCAGTGTGCCAAAGGCGGTAACGGCATACTGCCCGGCGATGTCCTTGTAGATGGCGCCACGCTGGATGTTTCCCATCTTCTTCGTTTTGTCGTTGATGTCCTTGAGGATGTCCAGCATGTCGCGCATGTTGCCGTTGGCGTCCTGGGTCTTCACGCCCAGTTGGGCCACGGCCTTGGAAAGACCGAGACGAGTGAGCACCGAGCGCATTGAGGTGCCGGCCTGGCTTCCTTGTACGCCTGCGTTGCCGAGCAGAGCCGTCGCGGCAGTCACGGTTTCCAAACTCTGGCCATACTCACGACCGACGCCGGCGGAATACTTCAGCGAGTCGCCGAGCATGCGGATGTCGACGTTGTTCCGGGTGAATGCCGCAGTCAGCACGTCGGCCACCTGGTCCATCTTCTCGGCTGGAATCCCCATGGCCGTCTGGATGTTCGAAGCGATGTCGGCGCTGGCGCCAAGGTCCATGTCGCCCGCGGCGGCCAGGTTGAGCATGCCGGGCATGGCGCCGAGGATCTGCTTCGCGTTGTAGCCGGTGCGGCCCAGGAAGTACTGACCTTCGGCGACTTCCTTGTCTGTGAACTTGCTGGACAGCGGCAGGGTTCGGGCCTGTTGCCGCAGCGCTTGCATCTGCGGATCATCCTTGCGCTCGATGCGGGTCACCGCCTGGGTGGCCGACATCGTTGCGTCGAACTCGTAACCCACGCCGAGCATCTGCCGCAGCTTGTCGCCGGTGTACATGCCCGTCGCGCGCGCCGCCATGCCGGTGCCGGCCAGCGCGGCAGCGCTCTGGATGCCGCGGCTGTAGGTGTTGCGGGCGTGGGTCAGGCGCTCCTGCTGCTGGCTGAGGTTGCGTAAGCGCTGCGCCTGGCTGTTGATGGCGCCATTGGCCGCCTGGATCTGCGCGCGCAAGTCGCGCTCATGCTCGCCGAGGTTGCGGGTGCTGATGCCGGCGTTGCTGAGGCGCGTGCGCAGTTGCTGCAGGGCTTGGTTCTGCTGCAGGTGTTGCTGCTTGAGGAAACCGGCTTCACGGATAGCCCGGTTGTAGTCGCGAGTGAGCGCACGGGTGGGATTGCCGGCGGCGGCCATCTGCTGGGCCAGCGCTTTCACCCGGGCCTGTTGCGCGGCCAGCGCGGTGCTGACCTGCTCCAGGGCGCCGCGCTGGGTGCGGAATGCGCGCACGTCGCTCTGCTGAGCGTTGAGCTGCTTCAGGCGCTCGCGAGTTGCCTTGAGCGCCCGGGCCGTCGCGCCGCTGCCTTGCATGATGCGACGCAAGGGCGCGGTGGCTCTGTCGATCGCGCTGAGCAGCACGCGCAGCTGCAGGTCATTCGCCATCGGCGGAACTCCGTACCCGGGCGCGTTCGCGCCATTCCATTAGTTCGGTGAGCGAGAGCCGGTCCATATGGTCCGGCGCCCAGTGAAACGTCACAGCCAGGTCGGCCATGGCGTTTTCTACGCGATCAGGGAGGCTGCCGCCTTCGCCCGCTTCTGCAGCAAAAAACCGGCGATCACCTGGCCGCAGGCGAGCAGGTCGGCCGGGTCCATGCCGGCGGCCTCGGGCTCGGTGATGGTCGGCTGGCTGATGCGTGGCAGGATTTTCATGGTCGCAGCCACATCGAATTGCAGCAGGTCGAGCAGGTGCAGGCCGCGCAGTTCGCCAGAGGAGGGCTTGCGCAGGGTGAGCGATTCGATGGACTGGGCGCCGCGCTTGATCGGCTGGTCGAGGGTGACGACGTTGTCGGGAGCGCTCTGCAGGTCAGCGGGAGTCTGTTCGGTTTTCATGGGCGTCGGTATCCAAGGGGGAGAGAAACCGCCGGCCGGGCCGGCGGGAAGGGATTACAGGCCGATGGCCTTGCGCTGTGCCTCGAGCAGGTCCTTGCCGTTGACCTTCTCGACGAAGTTCAGCAGGTCGATCTCGATGACTTCCTCGCCGTTGACGACGAGCTTGTAGTAGCTGCAGGTGGTGGTGATCTTGTGCTCGGTGTCTTCGCCGGGCTGGGCGTCACCCATTTCGATGGTCTCGTGCCGGCCGCGAACGACGATTTCGACGGGCGTGACTTCGCCGGTATCGTCTTGCTGGAATGAGCCGGCGAAGCGCAGCATGACGCTGCTGGCACTGACTGCGCCGTACTGCTTGAGGGCTGTCAGATCCAGGCCGCCGAGGGTCCACTCGAACTGGATGCCGTCATCGTCGAAGCCTAGGTCGGCCTTGACCGGGCCGTTCATGCCGCCCCCGCGGAAGGCCTCCATCTTGCGGGCCAGCGGGGGCAGGGTGCAGGACTTCACGACGCCCTGGTAGCTACCGCCGTCGTTGAAGAGGTTCATGTTCTTGAGCTTGCGCGGCATGGCCATGGTAGGGCTCTCCGGGAATCAGGTGGGTCGGCTCCCCGTCCGGGGAGCGCTGGGTGTCAGGCGTTGACGCGGCTGGCGAAGTCGACGAGGTAGCTGTCGGTGATCTTCTGGAAGAAGGTCAGGTCCTCGAGCGGCGGCACCGGGGTGTAGTCGTAGGTGATGCGCAGCTTGCCGGCCTTGAGCGTGTCCTTGTCGTTCACGTTGGGGTCGTACCAGGCTTGGGCGTCGATGATCAGGCCGAGTCCCTTGAGCTCGCGGAACTTGGCGTTCACGCCCTCAAGGATGTCGCGCACCAGTGACGGATGCATGGGCTTGTCGACCGCCCACATGTGCGCCTCGGCGATGGTGTCGGCCAGCACTTGGGCGGTGCGGGTGTAGTTCTCGAAGGCGAACAGCGGATCATCGCTGCAGGTGCGCGAACCCCAGAAACGGAATCCGCCTTCCTGCACCAGGGTGGTGACCTCGTTCTCGTTGAGGTAGTTGGCGTCGGTGCTGGGGCTCTGCAGGTCCCAGAACACGTCGGCGCTGATGCCGGTCACGCCGTTGACGGCGACGTTCGACAGGGTCTTGTGCCAACCGACCTCCTGATCGATCCGGGCGCGCAAGCCCAGGGCCTGGGCAACAGCTGGCGCAGGCACGGTCTGGTTGACCACGGTGCTCCAAGTCAGGAAGTCCGGCCAGATCACCATGGCTTCGCGCGCGGCGAAGTTCTCGCGGTAGGCGGTGGCCTCTTCCTTGGTCTTGCAGCCATTGGCGGAGACGTAGGCGAAGCCGCGCAACTGCTGGGCGATGGCGATGAGTGCGGTAGCGACCGGCTGGGTATCCAGACCCGGCGCGCCGAGGATGCGCGGTACCACGCCCAAGCGGGCCTTGGCGGCAAGCAAGGCCTTCATGCCGGTGTACTTGCCATCGGCGCTGACGCCGCCGATGACCGCGCTATTGGTCGCGGCTTCATCCTCGCCCGGCTTCACCCGCACCACCACAGTGGCGGCGTTGGCCTGGTCGGCGATCGCCTGCAGGCTGGCGGCCAGCGTACCGCTAGTGCCAGCCTTACCGATGGCGGCCTGAACGTTGGTGATGAGTACCGGCGTATCGAGCGGGAAGGCGGTGGCGTCGGCGTCGTCGGCGGTGGCTACCAGGCCGATGATCGCGGTGGCGATGGTGCGAATGGGGCGGGTCCCGTCGTTGATCTCTTGGACCCGGACACCGTGATGATATTGGTCAGCGGCCATTGGGTGTGCCTGTGCAGTGGTTGGATGACACTGCACAGGCTGCCGCGCGCGCGGTGGAACAGCGAGCGAGGCGCCTTGTGGTCCGGCGCTTTACAAAATGTCAGAACGCCAGTTCGTCTGCCAGCCATTCCGGCGCTCTCGGCCGGTGTTCTGCGAGCGGAAACTCTCCAGCTTCCGGCCAGTCCCGGAGTGCGCGCCGGTAGGTCTGTAGTGCGCTGTATTTCTCGGCGTCGAGCGTGGGCACGTCCCCGGCCTCGATCTCGTCGCGGTGCCGGGTAACCAGTGGGTCTGTTTCGCGTAACCGTGCGTCGCGCCAGATGCGCTCGAAGCTCTCCAGTTCGTCCCGCGTGGGTGCAGGTGGGTCCAGCAGGATCGGCCGACCGTCTTTGCCGGAGGCGATGCGCTTGCCGCGCGCCTGGGCCGCGAGCAGAGCGGCGTGCTCGTCTGCGGTGATCTCTACGGCATCGTCGGGGATGTCGGTGTTGATCGCTGTGTCGTAGAAAGCGACGGGATCTGCGCCGAAGAAGTGCGCCATGTTCTGTCCTCAGTATCCGATTGCAACGTAGTTCACGGCGCCGTCCACCTCGCGCGGCGTCGAACCGCTGTTCAGTGAGCAGGCGATCGCCGTGGGCGTAATGCTTCCTGACCAGACGCTGAACCCGTACCAGCTCGAACTGGTCCCGCCGTATTGCAGCGACGGCACGACGGTCAATGGACCATTCGGGAACGCGATGGGTAGCGTGGCCCATCCGGTGCTTTCGCCGGTACCGGGCGGAATGCTGACGCTGCCGAACTGCAGAATTAGGCCGCTCGGCAGCTTCTGATAGCCCGGCGACGAGCGCAGCGCGGGGAATGCCGGGGTGGCTTCGATAAGCCACATCGACGCCTGGTATTTCGTGAGGGAAATCGACGTGCCGTTGGGGATGATGTAGGTGGTAGCAGTCCCGGATGGGTCGGTTGCGCTGATGAAGCGGTCGGTTGTCGAGCGTTGCACCAGCGTTACGGTGAAGCCGCTCAGGTTGACCAAGCGCAGCGAGGCGCCTTGTGGGAGCGCCGAAAGCTGCGGCGTCGTCCACGTCGACTCTCGGTTATGTGCGCCGGCCACCACAGTCAGGCCGACGAGGGGGGCGTCGAGGATAGCATCGCCCGTCAGCACCGCTGCGCCGGCCATGCTACCGAGAGCGGCACGCACATATTCGGTCGTGGCGATCGACGAATCCCTATCGAACGCCGCCGGCGTCGGTGCGCTGGGGGAGCCCGTCAGGACGAGGTTATCGGCGAGCCGGACGTCGATCGTTACGTCGCTCGAGCCATCGAACTGAACACTGCCGCTGGCCTGGCCACTCAGCGTGAGCTTGCGAGAGTTCGCGAGTTGCACGGCTTTCCCTGCGGGCTTCGTTCCGTCTATCAGCCCATCCACGAGGCTCTTCAGCGCAGCGGTCGGGCGTGACACGTGGCTGATCAGCCAAAGGCCTGGCTGGTACTTCGAGATAGTTGCGGTGACATTGTTCGGTATCGTGTACGAGATTGCGACGCCGGACGGGTCGTCCGCGCTGATGTAGTGATCCGCAGCTGTACGCTGGACCAGCGTCAGTGTCGAACCGCTGATGTTGACGATGTGGAACGACGCGCCAGTTGGAAGAACAGATAGGTTCGGCGTGGTCCATGTGAAATCGCGGTCATGCGAGCCCGCGACGAGGATCGAACCGATTACCGGTTCATCCAACACCGTATTGCCGGTGTATGAGATTGCGCGCGCGGCGCTACCCAGGGCCATTCTGACGTACTCGGTCGTCGCAAGCTTCTGGTCGTGTGCGAACAGTGGTGGCGTGGGGGCTGTTGGTGCTCCGCTGAATGCCGGTGAGAAGAGCGGGGCGTAGCTCTTCAACTGGTCGAGTACATAGGCGCGCGTGGCAAGCACTACTGCAGGGTCGATCTTCAACTCGACGTTGGCGGAGTTGCTGACGATCAGGTTCATGCGCACAACCTGTGTGCGTCCCGATCCCTGATTCAGCAACGGTTTGAAGCTGGGCGCGCAGTTTGCGACCGCGACAAGGTCGTTGTCGGCATCGTAGAGCCCGATTTCACGGATCCACCATCCGCCTACGTTCTCCGGGATGATCTGTTCGGCGATGATCACCGCCGCATTCTGCGGATCCACCTTCAACTGGTTGAGCGGCGCCCGGCGTCGCTCGTTGACCAGCGCGGTCTGGGTGGGGGAGGGAATCGGGTCGGTGCCGCCCGCGTCACCCACGCCCATCTGGGTAATCTTCCATGGGATGCCCAGCGCATCGGCGTTGGCCTGCTTGGCCGCGCCGATGTTGGTCAGGATGGCGAAGAACTGTGAATTCTGATCGATCATGGGTACACATCCAGGGTATCGATGGTGTGATCGCGACCGCCCCGGCCGATGGTGCCGGTGACTTCGATGTCGCGGGGGCTCGGGGGATAAACGTCGATTTCGTCGCCGTCGTAGACGGCTGCACCCAGGCGCACGCTGCCGGTGCTCTCAAGGCTGATGGCGAGGCCGACGAGGTGCCGGGTCAACGGCTTGGCGTCGTCGATCAGCCAGGTCAGTTCCTCGTACATCTCTTCGGTAATACCGGTTTCGAGTACGCCGACCAGCAGTTCGAAGGTTCCGGGGATGCCGGCCGGCGCCTGCTGCCACCACTCACGGACCTCGATCAGATACCCCAGTGGTTCAACTACGCGGCGCAAGGCGCCGATCGTGCCCTTGCGCGAATGGATGAAGAATGCCGAGCGGATGGCGCCGCGGCGTGCCGATTCAGGCCACGCGCTGCTCCAGCGGTCAACGGAAAACGCCCACGCGAGGTACGGCAGCAGATTCGCAGGGCAGGTATCAGGGTTGCAGAGCGTGCGCAGCGGGATCGGTACCCGCTGTATCTCCGCCAGCGCCTGGGCTGCCAGGCGTTCGAGCTCTGAGGCGTTGCGAGGTAGCAGTGGCACCGCGGTCATGGCTCGGTACCGATAGTGAGCGTGATGTTCGTGCAATATGGCGCCTGGCTTGCAGTGGCGGCGATGTCTGCCCAGCCAGCGAGTTCGACTTTACGAACCCCTTCGACGTGCAGCGCGGCATGGATCGCCGACTCTGATACTTCCATCCCCAACCGCCGTCGTTGAAAGACATAGGCCTCGAGCTGCGCGCGGGCGGCGGCCTGGATCGGCTCGGCTTCGGGGCCGATGGTCGTAAGAAACAGCGATGCGCTGATGCTGTACTCGATGACTTCGGCGCTCTGGACGATCAGTCGGTCGGCGACTGGGCGGCGATCTTCGTCTGAGAGATAGCGCTCTACGACGGCCAGCAGCTCTGCTGGCGCGGTGCCGTTACCGATGGCCGACTGCACGGTGATCACTGCAACTGCGGGCGAGGGGCTGACGGCTGAGGCATCGCCGACGCGGCCGTCGGCGGCGCGAGCGTGGAAGATGTAGCTGTTACGCGGTCCCGCTGTGCTGAGTCCTTCCCAGGCCATCTGCGCGCGCTCGCGCAGGCTGTCGTCGGACTCCAGCAGTTCCGGCACGGGCGGTACCTTCGACGGATCTCCGGGCTGGATGACCAAGCGTCTGACGTTGTAGTTCGCGGCGAGCTGGTCGAGGTCGGCGCCCTGGGCGCTGGCCAGCATGTTGGCGAGAGCCGCCTCGTTGACCCGCTGGCGCCAGAGCATTTCGCGGTACGCGTTTTCCTCGAGCAGCTTGGTCAGCGGCTCGGACTCCAGGGCGAGGCGGGCGGTGATTTCCGCCTGCTGATCTTCTGGCCAGAGGCTGATGGCGTAGGCCTTGCGCTCGGCGAGTATCTGCTCGTAGTCCAACTGCTCCACCGCGTGTGGTGGCGGCAACTGGCTGAGGTCGATGGCGACGAAGTTCGTTGTCATGCGCTGGCACCCATGTGCAAGGGGATGCTCAGGTTGTGTGGCTCGTTGCTGTCCACCAGGATGGCGTCAATCTCCATGAGCACCTGGCCGGCCAGGTTCTGCCCGTTGATCTGGACACGGCTCAGGCGGATGCGCGGCTCCCAACGCATGAGGGCCATGGCGGTGGCGGCATAGACCTGTAGCCGGGTGGTGTCGTTGAACGGAGCATCGATCAGCTCCGGCAACTGGCTGCCATATTCGCGTCGCATGACGCGGGTACCGATGCGAGTGGTGAGGATGTCGGCGATCGACTGGCGGATGTGTGCCAAGCGGTCGATGGCGCCGCCGGTATGGGCGTTCATTGCGGTTTCCCCGTCGTAGCGCCGCCCGGCATGACGCCGCCGTGGGTATGACCGACCAGGCTGATGCCCTTGGCGATCACGTCGACGCTCACGGTGACCTTGCCGGTGACGGTTTGGTTGCCGGTCTGGATGTAGTCGCCCTGGTGGGTGATGTCGCCGACGATGTGGATGCCGCCGTCGCTGATGAGCTCGGTGGTACCGCCGGCGGGAAGAACTGCGCGCAGGTGGTGGGCGGCGCTGTCGTACTCGATCACCGCGCCGTCACGGTAGGTGGTGCGATGCAGGGCGTCGCGGTCGCCGTTGGGCGGGATCAGGTCACTGAACAAGCCGGTCAGTACCACGCCATTGGCGGTCTGCCCGGATGGGCTGAAGAGCAGTACCTGCTCGTCCAGAGTGGGGGCGTTCCATTCGCGGTCGGCGCCGGCCCGCGGCGATGCCCAGGGCAGCCAGCCGGTCAGCAGGTCACCGGTCAACACACGGACGCGCTGCGCGGCATGGTCCACCGCGGCGATGGTGCCGAGGCGGATCAGGTTCTCGATCATGCGGGAGAGGGCGGCGAAGTCGTTCATGCCGCCGATAGTGGGCGACGCGCGCGCGGGAGGCAGCCAGCGGCGATTGTAGCGGCCACGTGTACATGCTCAGGTTGGAATGTGAGCGAGCAGCCCCTCACGGATCATCTCAAGGTCTGCTTCGGTGAAACCGAGTAGACGCCGCTGCGCATAACGGACCTCTGGGGCGCCAGGCTCCGCACGGTCCCTCAGCCCGTACTGGTGAACCCGCGCGATGCGTGCGATCCGACCAGCGAAGGAAACCGTGATCGCCTGGGCGTCGCCCTTGGCGCGCAGATAGCGCACCGTGCGCAGCTTCTGGAACATCTTGATCTTGCGCCGAATACGGCCTTGTTTGCCGCGCAGTTCGCGCTTCTTGCGTGGCTCGTAGGCGCTGCCGTCGGGGTTGCGCTGTGCCATTACGCGCTTCTGCTGGCTGCGCCGTAGATCGCGGGCGAGCGAACGCGCGAGGGCAGCACGAGGGCCTGGCTCGAGGGCGCGGAGAATCGGCCCTGCCCAGTCTTCCAGAGCCTCGAGGCTGTCAGCCATTGGCCGGGCGCCTGATCTGCGGCGTCTCGAGCATGACGGCCTCGGTGGGCTTCGGCGGTGTCCACTCGGCCAGCAGCTCGCCGTTGGCGAGCATCTGCATCGGCCCATCGACCTCGATGGCCTCGGTGAGCTGGGGCTCTTCCGGGTGACTCACGTCGTAGCGGCCATCCTCGCGGCGCTTGACGACGACACGCTCGGTCAGCGGCAGAACGATACCGAGGTCGACCTTGCTGCGGTCGAGCATGTCGGCTTCGAAGGTGATGCCGTCCTGCACCTTGGTGAGGTTGGCCAGCAGATCCGACTGGTTCACCAGCAGCCAGCCGAGCAGCGGCAGAAACACGCTGTCGGGGTGCCCGGCGAAGTCGGTGAGGATCACCTGCAGGTCATACGCGTATTCGAAGGACAGGCTCTCGGCCGAGGTGCTGCGGACCCTGCCGTTGTCGATGAATATCACCAGGCGGTCGCCGTTGTTCCTGAGTTCCGGCACGGCGGCGAGCAGATGTGCCTTCAGGCTATCGGGCTTGTTCATGGGTAGCCCCTTGGGTGCGGATGATCATGTCGACCTTCGCGGCGCATTCGGCCCAGGCCAGGCCGATACGCTCGACTTCAGTCTGTAGGCCGCCGTTGTCCTTCGGTGCCGCTGACTCCAGGCTGCAGGGCGTCACGGCGGGACAGCCACTGATGGTAAGCGGCCGCTCCGGTGATAGCGGGGCGCTGTTGCAGCCGGCGAGCAACATCAGGCAGAGGCTGGTCAGCCCACTGGCGATAGGGTTCATCGTCACGTTTCAGGTCCTCGATCAAGCGTTCGCGGATGGCCAGCGCCTGGCGCAGCTGCTGCCGCTGTTGGTCCAGGTCGGCCTGGGCCTGGCGTTCGCGGGAAAGGGCGGCCTCGAGGGCCGTGATGGTGCCGGCCTGGCGGGAAAGCTGGGCGTCGCTGGCTTTCCTCGCCAACTCGGCCTGGGCCAGGCGGGCCTGCGCCAGGTCGATGCGCTGCTGCTGTACCCACAGGAGCAAGCCGAGGGCACCGAGCAGGGCGGCGCTGTACAACACCTGGCGCAGAAGGCTCACGTGCTGGCCTCGGCGCAGTTGGCGTGTTGCTCGTAGGCTCGTGCGAGCTTGGTGTCGTAGAGGTTCCGCTTGTAGTCGGGACCGTTGTAGAGGCGGGCGAAGTCGGCCCATTTGCGAGCCTTCAGCGCCTTGTGTAGCGCCGGGTCGGTGTCGATGAAGCGGACGAACGCTTCGAACTGGGCCGACTCGCTGCGCCCCATGGACTCGGCGAAGGCCTGCACGCTGACGTAGCCCAGGCGTTGCCAGTGGAAACCCATGATCTGGAAGGCGCCCCAACTGGCCGACTCCAGTGCAGCGGTATCGTCGATCTGGCGCGCGTTCGCCAGGCGCTGGTGCTCGGCGGTTCCGCCGGCATAGCCGCCCGGGCGAGGATTTACCAGCGCGGGGAACTTTGCGGCCAGCCGGTCGGCGGTGACCTGATCGTGGGCGGCGAGACGGCGGTACATGATGTGGCGTTCGAACAGGATTGCCGGCTTGCCGTTGACCAGGAATCCCTGGCCGTTCGACTCGACCTGGTTGACCGCATAGATCGTCGCCAGCGGCAGGCCGAGGCGAGCTCCAGCGGCGACGAGGTCGGCGTTCTGCAGCAGGTGCGAGCAGTCAGCGCCGCCGAGGGCGGCCAGGGTCTTCGGGCCGGCGATGCCATCGGCGACCAGTCCATGCGAACGCTGGAAGGCACGCACCGCGTCCTCGGTGGCGGCGCCGAAGTGGCCGTCCTCGTAGAGGTTGGCGCCGGCCCAGGTGTTCAGTCGACGCTGAAGCTGGAGGACCTCTTGAGAACGGTCACCATATCGAAGGGTCATGCGGATGGCCTCAGCAGGGCGGCGACGTTGCCGCGGGAACGGAAGATCAGCAGGCACAGCAGGGTGGCGACGATGGCGTGCCAGATGCTGACCGGTGGGCGGTAGAGCAGGATTTCCAGGCCGCAGATGGCCATGGATGCGCCGAGCAGGCTGGCGAGCAACGAGACGCTGCGGCGGAAGCGGGCGCCGCAGCGCTGGTAGCAGACCAGGCGCAGCGCGGCAGCGATGTAGGCCAGGGCGGCGATCAACGGAACGGCAGTCATGAGCATGTCAGCGACCTCCTCGGATGCGGCGCCAGAGGTCGTCGAAGTCGACCTTGTCGACCCAGGCGACCGCCTTGAGGCTGAGGGGAATGACCACCAGGGCGCAGACGAAGGCAGAGAAGGCCAGGTTGGTCAGCCAGGGCACACGGGCGAGGGCGACATCGGCGAACAGGTAGCCGACGCAGGTCGGCAGGATCAGCGACAGCAGGCGCGACCAGGCCTTCAGGTCCTGCTTCGTGCCGGTGGCCAGCCAGGCACCGAGCAGGGCGCCGAACAGCATGCCGCCGTCGACCGGAAGGGTTACGCCCAGGCCGAGGCCCATGATGGCGCCGGCCGTGGCGGTGGTGGTGAGGTCAGCCATGCGGGGTGGTTCCTTGCAAAGTGGTCAGTCCCATAGGTTCACCATCTGCCGTTCCGGGGCGGCTGTCGGAATGTCCGGCATGGTGACCTTGAGGCCAGGGGGGAGGGTGGGGCCGTGGTCGGCCAGGCCGTGGTTCGCCTCGAGGACCGCCTCGGTCACGCCGGCGGTGCGGCCGTAGTGCCGCCAGCACAGCGCCTCCACGGTGTCGTTCTGGTGGGCGATCGCGACGGCGGCCATCAGATCAGCTCCACCGTCGTGCGGGGACGCTTGAGAAAGTCGCGGATCGCCCAGCGCTGGTCGCGGCGGTAGTCGTCGATGGTGGTTGCGATGTCCTGGGCCTTGTCATTGCCGCTGGTGGTGGTGTCGTACCAGCGGTAGCGCTCGGCCACTTCGGCGGCGGTGGCCGACTGCACTGCGCGCAGATACAGCTGCACCAGTTCGGAGGTGTCCCGCACCTTGTCGGACGGCACTTGGGCGAGTTCGGCATAGCCGGCCGCGATCTTCTCAAGGCGCCAGGCCCGCAGCTCGCGGTTGACGCTGATCACCGCGGCAATGACCGCGACTTCGAGGCGCGCCGGATCGACGCTGGAGTCGATGCGCAGGTTCTCCCGCACATGCTCGAGTTCGATGGTGGGCCAGAAGGGATCGCTGTTGATGTGCCCGCTCGGGACCGGGCCGTTGGCGATGAATCCGCTCATGCTGCTGCTCGCTTGAGGTCGCCGGTGGTCGGGGCGTCACTGCTCAGGAAGGAGAGGACCTGGCAGATCGGCCCCGAGCCGGCGGGGCGCGGGGTACGCTCGGTCAACCGCCAGAGGCGGTAAGTTTCTTCTGGAGCCGTTCGGCGGCCTCCAAATCCTTCTTCCCGCCGCACTTGTCGTGCAGTTGGATCGCGCGCTTGAGCAGATCGATGCCGGCTTGCACCTGCCCGGGTTGACCGGGGCTCTCCACAGAAAGGCCTTCCAGGGTGGCATGGCCGGCGGCGAGGTAGAGCTTCGCGCGGGCTTCGTCGGGCATGTCGGCCTGGTCGGTGAGCAGGAGGGTGCGATGCAAGGTCGCAAGGTCGAAGCTGCCGCCGGTCTTCTGTGCCTTGAGCGCGGCCTCGGCGATCTCTTCGGCGATGACGCAGCCGGAGGTACGCGCGAAGCGGTCGGGCATGACCAGGTCGTGTGCGAGCACGTAGTCGGCGATGTCCAGGGCGCCGGCGTAATCGCCGGCATCGATGCGCCAGAGCATGACAGTGGTGACCACCTCGTCCTGGGCGCCCTTGCCGGCCTGCAGCACGCCGGAAATGTACGGCTGGTAGGCCGGCAGCAGCTCGACCTTGAGCGCTGCCTTGCCTTCGCCGGATTGGATGTTCTTCAGGCGGCTGCGATCCTGATACAGCTGGGCGAGCTGCAGCTCATAGGCGTTCGCGCCTTCCATGCCCTGGTGCGGGGCAGTGGCCGCCGCCTCTTGAGCGGCGGTCACGCGCAGGAAGTGCGCCTTGGCGGGACTGAAGGCCATGTCATCTACTCCGCGACTTCGATGTTCTCGACCAGGCAGCCGAGGCCGTAGTCCTCGACGACGTAGGCGTCGTTGCTGGACTCGTAGTTCTCGATGCGGTTCTTCTCCGGTACCTCCTTCAGGTAGCGGCGTCGACCGCCGATCTGCCAGTAGAGCGACAGGTTCTTCAGGGTGGTGACCATGAGGCCCTTCTCGGGCACGTAGGGCACTTCCACCGGCGGCAGGCCGCCCATGCGCTTCTGCGACAGGATGAGGTCGGTGGCGATCTTCTCGGTTGCCGGCTGGTCCTTGTTCACCATCGGGAAGTACTTGTCGTGGACCAGCTCGCGGCCGAGGATCACCACCAGGCCCGGGTCGCGGCGGTGCCAGGGATCGATCAGGCTGCTGACCACGTCGAACACCAGGGCGTCGAGGTTCTTGTAGTCGGCGTCGGCGCCGTTGCCGACTACCACCTTGCCGGTGGTCTTCCCTTCCTTCAGTACCCGTGCCGGAGCGTTGTTGCGGTACTGCTGGAACCAGCCAATGTTCACGTCCTGCAGCAGTGGGTTGGCGGCGCGGTTGGTGGTAGCCGCGGCGCTGGTACCGTTGAAGCCGATCATCAGGCGGTCGAGGGCCTGGCGCTTGAGGATCGCGTCGCGCAGCAGGGCCTGGAACTCCGGGAACTTGGCCCAGGCGTCGAGCATGGCGTAGGTGATGGCGGTGTCGAAGTCGGTGTGCTTGCACTCGTAACGCTGGTTGTTGAGCGCGGACACGTCGCGCGGCTTGCGTACACCGTCGCCAGTGGTATCGGTACGGCTGGCGATAGTGCCGCTGACGCCGATGCCGATCTTCTCGCCCTGCAGCTCGTCGACGCCGTAGACGTTGATCTGCTTCAGGAACTCGCTGGACTCCTGAATACGTTGCTCCAGCTTCTGCTGGACACTCGGCTCGACGGCGAAGGTCTGGACGGCGGAGTTCACGCCGTTGAGCTTGGCGAGCTGCGCCAGGTAGGCGTCGAACTGTTTGCGGGTTTCGTTGCGCATGGTGCTTTTCCTTTGGATACCGGGGCGGGGGACGGTTAGCAGTCGGTCAGGGCGACACTGCCGCCACCGGTGACCGGGGGCCGCTGCTGTTGGCTGTGGTCCCGGGTGCTATCGAGGGTGCTCTTGAGGTCCGCCAGTTCCTTGGTGACCCTGTCCAACTGGCTGGCCAGTTGCTGGGTCTGCTTCTTCTGTTCGCCGAGTTGCTCACCCAGGTCGCGACTGTGCTCGGCGATCGCTTCGACGGCCTCGCCGACCTGGCCGAACTCGGCTTGGGTGCGGGCTTCCTTGCCCTTGAGCAGTTCCTTGACCTTGGTGAACAGCGCTGCGCCGACCGAGGGCTTGTCCTCGTATTCCTCGAACTCGAGGGTGCCCTCTTCGGCAGCGCTGAACAGGGTGTCGGGGTTGGTCTTGCGGCTGGCGAGGGTCCCGTTCTTGGCGCTGAAAGACAGCGCCTCGGTGCCCAGGCTGGCGGGTGAGTCGGTGATGGCCAGGCCGACCAAGTAGGCCTTGCCGGTGTCGGCGAACTTGGGATCGATCTCGACCGAGGTGTAGACCTTCTGCCGCTGCTTGTTCAGTTCCAGCAGCGCCTGGTTGGGCTCCAGTTGGGCGAAGAGGGCGAGCTTCTTCTGCCCGTTGATGTCGATCTCTTCAGCCTTGCACGCCAGCACGTCGCCATAGGCGCCGAACTCACCAGCCGGCCATGCCCACTTGATGTGCTCGCAGTTGATCCGCGCGCCGTAGGTGTTCGGGTCGTACTGCGCGGCCATCTGCTCGATCCAGTCGCGCTCGATGTTGCGGCCGTCCGTGGTCGCCCCTTCGACGGCGATGCGGAACCATTTGCTGCGGAATTTCTTCATGCCGGGAGTCCTCAATGCGGCTGATGCGGGGTGCATGGCAATGAGGGGCATGTTCGGGACGCGCGCGCGGCCCAGCAATCAAGCGGGATTGTAGGGCGCGGAGCTACAAGGGGCGGCGCTACTGAGGGGCGAGGGTGGGCGGCAGCATCTGCGCCATGAACGCTGCCGTCGAAATTCCCATCCGTGACAATCGCCGCCAGGCCAAATTCCTGTACTGGATGGGCTGGCGTGTCTGCGACATCGCCGACCACCTGGGCGAGAAGGACAAGACCCTTCACTCATGGAAGGACCGCGACGGATGGGACCGGGCCGACAGCGTAGAACGGATCGGGGGCGCCCTGGAAGCCCGGTTGGTTCAGTTGATCCTGAAGGACGGCAAGACCGGTGGTGACTACAAGGAAATCGACCTGCTGCATCGGCAGCTTGAGCGCCAGGCGCGGATCCAGCGCTACCAGAGCGGTGGTACGGAAACCGACCTGAACCCCGAGCTTGCCAAGCGTAACGAAGGTCCCAAGCGCAAGCCCAAGCGCAACGACATCAGTGAGGAACTGACCGAGAAACTGGTCGAAGCCTTCCTCGACGGTTGCTTCGACTACCAGAAAGACTGGTACCGCGCGGGCAATCAGCGAACCCGCGTGATTCTCAAGTCGCGGCAGATCGGCGCCACGTTCTACTTCGCCCGCGAGGCGCTGATCGACGCGCTGGAAACCGGGCGCAACCAGATATTCCTGTCGGCCAGCAAGGCCCAAGCGCACATCTTCAAGGCGTATATCCAGGCCTTCGCGCGCGATGCGGTAGGTGTCGAACTGAAGGGCGACCCGATCATCCTGCCGAACGGCGCGGAATTGCACTTCCTCGGTACCAACGCGCGGACTGCCCAGGGCTACCACGGCAACTTCTACTTCGACGAGTTCTTCTGGACGTTCAAGTTCAAGGAGCTGAACAAGGTCGCCAGCGGTATGGCGATGCAGAAGCGCTACCGCCGGACCTACTTCTCGACGCCCAGTTCGATGGCGCATGAGGCCTACACATTCTGGACTGGCGAGCGCTTCAACAAGGGCAAGCCGGCCGCCGATCGCATCAAGATCGACGTAAGTCATGACGCCCTGCAGCAAGGGCGACTGTGCGAGGACCGCATCTGGCGCCAGATCGTCACGATCCTCGATGCCGAGGCCCGTGGCTGCGATCTGTTCGACATCGACGAGCTGCGTCTCGAGTACGACGCCGAGGCTTTCCAGAACCTGCTGATGTGCCAGTTCGTCGACGACGGCGCGAGCATTTTCCCGTTGACCATGCTGCAGCCGTGCATGGTCGATAGCTGGGACCTGTGGTCGGAGGACTACAAGCCGTTCGCGCTGCGACCGTTCGGTGATCGCCAGGTGTGGCTGGGCTATGACCCCGCCGAGACGGGCGACACCGCGGGTCTGGTGGTGGTGGCACCGCCGGCGGTACCGGGCGGCAAGTTCCGCGTGCTGGAGCGCCATCAATTCCGCGGCAAGGACTTCGCCGAGCAGGCCGAGTTCATCCGCAAGGTGACCCAGCGCTACTGGGTCACCTACATCGGCGTCGACACCACCGGCATGGGCTCTGGCGTCGCGCAGCTGGTGCGCCAGTTCTTCCCGGGGGTGCGCACCTTCAGCTACTCGCCCGAGGTGAAGACGCAGTTGGTCATGAAGGCCTGGTCAGTGATCAAGAACGGCCGCCTCGAATTCGACGCCGGCTGGACCGACCTGGCCCAGGCGCTGATGGCTATCCGCAAGACCATCACGGCCGGTGGGCGCCAGTTCACCTATACCGCCGGCCGCAACGACAACACCGGCCACGCCGATCTGGCCTGGGCGCTATTCCACGCATTGCAGAACGAGCCGCTCGAGGGGCAGACCCCCGCGAATACCGGCCGCATGGAGATTTTCGGATGAGCAAACGTCGCAGCCACCGCCGCCAGCAGCCAGTTACAGTCCAGTCCGCCCAGGAAGGCGAGTTCATCCCGCGCCAGGGCGGCCGTGCCGAGGCCTTCACCTTCGGTGACCCGATGCCGGTGCTCGACGGCCGGGGCATCCTCGACTATCTCGAGTGCTGGTCGAACGGGCGGTGGTACGAGCCGCCGCTGTCCATGGAGGGGCTGGCCAAGGCGGTGGGATCGAGCGTTTACCTGCAGTCGGGCCTGAAGTTCAAGCGCAACATGCTGGCCAAGACCTTCATCCCGCACCGCCTGCTCAGCCGGGCGACGTTCGAGCAGTTCTCCCTCGACTGGCTGACATTCGGCTCGGCATACCTCGAGCAGCCTCGCTCGCGCCTGGGCACGCGGATGCCGCTGCAGGCGCCGCTGGCGAAATACATACGCCGCGGCACCGATCTGGAGACGTTCTACCAGGTGCGCAGTTGGAAGGATGAGCACGAATTCGAGAAGGGCAGCGTGATCCAGCTGCGCGAGGCCGACATCAACCAGGAAATCTACGGGGTGCCGGAGTGGTTCTGCTCCCTACAGAGCGCTCTGCTGAACGAGTCGGCCACGCTGTTCCGCCGCAAGTACTACAACAACGGCAGCCACGCCGGCTTCATCCTCTACATGACCGACGCCGCACAAAACGAGGAAGACATCGACGCGCTGCGCACGGCGCTGAAGACCGCGAAGGGGCCTGGCAATTTCCGCAACCTGTTCGTCTATGCGCCGAACGGGAAGAAGGAGGGAATCCAACTGATCCCGGTGAGCGAGGTGGCGGCCAAGGACGAATTCGGCTCGATCAAGAACATCAGCCGCGACGACCAGCTCGCCGGCCTGCGGGTCTATCCGCAACTGATGGGGGTGGTGCCGCAGAACGCCGGCGGGTTCGGTTCCATCAGCGACGCAGCAGCGGTCTGGGCCAGCCTGGAACTGGAGCCAATGCAGGCGCGCTTGCAGCAGGTCAATGAGTTGATCGGGGAGGAGGTCGTGAGGTTCGCGCCATTCGACGCGCCTGGGGAGAAGTAACAATCAGCTGTACTTGCCATGCTCGCAGTTGATCAGAGGGGGCGAGGGGACTACTTCGTAAGATTTGATTTTCAGAGTTTCTCTAGTGCAGCTTGACGCTTTTCCAAGTAGCGAGGATCTTCAAGTTGCAGCTTCTTTCCGTCGAAAGAAAGGAGTGGAGATGTCCATTGGCACTGATTATCGATTGGCTGGTTGCACCACAGAACGGGGCCATTTGCATCAACCATTGATGTATCGGAAGGTTCTCCAAAACGTCTGCTGACCTGCTCTATTGATCGCGGGTAGGAGGACTCCTCAGTAATGAAGGAAGCGACGAGGTGGGGATTCGGTATCCCTGGATCATCAAGCTCAAACCCAACAAAATACTTCAAGTCGCCTACCTGCAGCTCCATTGTTTTGCTGAGCATCCTTCCGGTTATAGGGCATTTCAGCTTAGGGCCTAGTAGAACTTGATTTGGTTCGACTCTCAGAGTACTTGTCAGAGCAGATAAAACTTGTTCACGGGACATTCCGAGTTTTACGCCAGCAACACTGATGTTTTCTATGTCAAATGCGTGTACAGGGAGAGTGACGACTATGGCCACCAGCATGAAAGCTAATCTGATCATACTTCAGACAACTCCTTCGCGGTTGGATGCATGGCAAATATCCAACAGCGGACAGTTTTGTCGACGAGACGGCTTTTGGTGGGGTGGTTCTTGTGCAGGCAGCGCGGTGCGCTGCTCAGCCATAGCCCCTGACGCAGGGCGCTGTCGAAGCGTAGTGGGTGCCCGTGCTCGATCAGCAGGCGGGCCAACTCAGGCAAGTTCACTGCCAGCAAGTTGGCCGCCCGCGAATGGTTGTACGCCACTCCCTTGCTATCCAGAAACGCCAGCGCCTGCCAGAAGCCCTTTAGCACATCCGGTGCAGTTGGCGTGGCCGCCCCGAGGCTGTCGATTTCGGGGGTAGGCAGGCCCATGGCGCGGGAAACCTCATCCAACTGCTGGTGGATGGTCTGCCGTAGAGCCGGATCGCGGGTCTTGTAGAGTTCCTTGGCCAGGGCGAGCCTATGGCGGGACAGTGCGATGCGCTGAGTGGTGTTCGGGGCATCGCCGCGGACGGCGCAGCCCTTAGTCCAGTAGTTCCATAGGGCATCGTCGCACTCGTTCTGGTAGCGGACGATCTTCTCGCGCAGCTCGGGCTTCACCTTGCTGGGGTTGATCGAATAGAGCCAGGCGGGGAGTTTCTTCAACGGTAGGCAGGTCATGTCATACCGTTTTCCGTCAGATCCAGTTGTCACGATTATCGTGATAACTGAACCGAACTTTTCCGCCAATTTCACATGTTGGGCTTGCCAGGCGAGTCCCATGTTCTCCACCACCGGTTTCATCGCCACATAGGGCTCGTTGGCTTGCCCGACCAGAACCAGCGTGTCTTCGTAGAAGGGAACTGGGATCAGTTGCTGCGCGGCACTCATTCTTTCTCTCCCTTTGGGACTGCCGGACACTGCACCAAGGCTTGGACAGTTCGACGAATGAAGCTCTGATCGCTGTGGCTAAGCTGGCGATAGTACAGCAATAGGACCTGTTCATCAGGGGTATGCACCAGGCGGCTGAGCAGGTGGCGAAGGCTGTTCATGCGCGCGCCCTCCCGGCAGGTGCCTGTTCGGAACTGATGAGTACTTGGTCGAGATGTTCGGCCAGCAGCCAGAATGCACTGCTCAGCAGCTCCGGCTCGATGGCCTCTTGGTGGCGGGCTGCGGCGAGATAGTCCAACAGGCGTAGGGTGTTCCGTGCGTTGGTGAGGCGAAGATGGTCGTATTCGGTCAGACCGTATGGGCGCTTTTCGGACAT